GGTTTTTCCCTCCGCGGCTTAAAAAATCGACTAAAGGGGGTAGGCCAAAAAGGGATTTTGATATAAAAAATCGATTTTGGCTTATTTTTGATTATTTTTGAGGATAAAACAGTGAAAAATCGTCCATTTTTGATAGATGCAAAAAATCGAGAGGTCGTCACATGGAGCAGAGGAAGTGGAAGAACAAGATAAAAAAAGCGTGCCGGGAAGCTGGCACTTATCAACCATATTTCGACCATGTAATTGACACGCTTGCATCTATCTTAGAAAAAAGGGACGACGCTGAATCGCAATATATTGAATCAGGCGCCGAGCCACTTGTTGAATACACAAACAAGGGCGGAGCTACCAACATGATTAAGAATCCAGCGCTCGTACTATGGGACGATCTTAATAAGTCAGCGTTGGCATATTGGCGCGATCTGGGGCTTACTCCGGCCGGCCTCAAGAAATTGAACGATGATGCTCTTAAGGAGAAGCAAGCCGGATTCAGTGACTTGCTGAAGGATATTGGCATCTAGGGACTATAAACAAATAGCTATCGATTATGCTTCAGAGGTTGCGTCGGGGAGAAAAGTTGCCGGAAAGCATATTGTATACGCTTGTAAGAGATTCTTAAAGGATCTTTCGAGAGAAGATCTTGAGCTTCGGATGCATGATCCGATTGCAGCCTGTTCACTTATAGAACGAACTCTCGTTCATAACCAGGGCGAAGATATCAACGGCAATCCGTTGAAGGGTAAGCCTTTTATTCTTGAGCCGTTTGAAATATTTATAACGGTCAATCTGTTGGGCTTCTACTATAAAGGCACAGAAGAGACCCGATTTAAGGAAGGTTATATCATGCTGGCTCGTAAGAACGGAAAAACGAGCTATATCGCTGCGCTCGCGTGGGCTGTCTCAATCTTACGAAGAAGATCAGGATCAAAGTGCTATATCGTAGCCAATGCCTTAAAGCAAGCACTTGAAGCCTTCGGATTTTTGCGGTCAAGCCTTGAGATTAAGGGAATTGCCAAAGAGTTTAAAATTCGAGACAACAATCAGGATCATGATATTAGATATACATTTCGTGATGCTCAAGGACTCGAAGATGGATCTATTGATATAATTGCGCTTGCATCGAATCCGGATAGCCAGGATTCATTCAACTGCAATTTTGCTATAGCGGACGAAGTAGCAGCCTATAAGAAACCGGCTCAATATAATAGATTCAAAGAGGCAATGAAAGCTTATACCAATAAGCTTATGATCGGAATCACTACAGCCGGAGATAATATCAACAGCTTCGGCTATCGACGCATGGAATACGCGAAGAAAGTCGCAGAAGGGACTGTCAAAGATGATAGTCTTTTTTCTTTTGTAGCTCAAGCTGATATGGACGAGCGCGGCAACGTAGATTACACGAGCCCGATCCAGCACATGAAGGCAAATCCAAATTACGGAGTAACAATCCGTCCGGATGACATCCTTCAGGAATCGCTCCAGGCCCAAAATGATCCTCAGCAAAGAAAAGATTTTTTGTCGAGGTCTCTGAACATATACACGGCTGCAATGCTCGCTTATTTCGATATCGAAGAATTTAAGCGAAGCGATCAAAAATATACTTGGAAGCTGGCCGAGCTTGCGAAGCTTCCGGTCGAGTGGTACGGCGGAGCGGATCTTTCAAAGCTCCACGATCTGACGGGCGCTTGTCTTTATGGCAAATATGAAGATGTTGATATATATATCACACACGCATTCTTCCCAAGGGTCGCAGCAGCCAAAAAAGCCGACGAAGATGATATTCCGCTTTTCGGCTGGGAAGACGACGGATGGCTCACAATGTCGAACACTCCGACTGTTGAAGTTGCGGATATTGTCGGTTGGTTCTGTCAAATGCGCGATATGGGATTCAAGATAAAGCAAGTTGGCCACGACAGGAAGTTCGCTCGCGAGTTCTTTTTGTTGATGAAATCCAAGCATTTTAATATTATCGATCAGCCTCAGTATTATTTCTTGAAGTCAGAAGGCTTCCGATATATCGAGAAGTCGGCCAAGGATGGCCATATATACTATTTACATTCAGAAGCATTTGAATATTGCGTTTCCAACGTCAAAGCGGTCGAGAAAACTGACGACATGATCCAATTTGAGAAGGTCATGCCAAACCAGCGCATTGACCTTTTTGATTGCTCTGTTTTTGCAACAGTAAGAGCGCTCAACGACCTTGAGAACAAGAAAAAAGCACAGTCGTGGTGGGGTGTTAAGCAGCAATGAGCAAAAGAAGAAGAAATCGAAAAACAAATGAAAAGCGCGGAGTGAATTATCAGACAATCTTTCTGACTTCTGACGAAGCCTGGAAAGATTTTTGCCATTCTGGATTTACTACGCTTGAGAATAATCCCGAGATCATAGCCGGATGCAGCCGCATAGCCGAGCTTATATCCTCAATGACCATCTATCTGATGTCTAACACAGATCGAGGCGATGAACGGATTATCAATGAGCTCTCCAGGAAGGTTGATATCGAGCCCATCTCAACGATGACGCGTAAATCTTGGATGAGCGCTATTGTCATGAATCTGCTTCTATATGGCGATGGTAACTCTGTTGTAATTCCGCACACGCGAAAGGGCTTTATTCAGGATCTTGAGCCGATATCAGCGGAGCGCGTGAGCTTCATCAATGAAGGTTATTCAGATTATCACTTGCTTATAGATGGCAAGAGCTACGATCATGACGACGTGCTTCATTTTACGCTTAACCAGGACAAGACTTATTTGTGGAAGGGCCAAGGCTATCGAATAGCTCTAAGAGACGTGGCGGAGATCCTTAAACAAGCGCATAGCACAGAAAAGTCGTTCATGGAGTCAAAATTCATGCCGTCGCTGATTGTCAAAGTCGATGCGCTTACGGATGAGTTTTCATCTCCGGAAGGCCGCGAAAAGTTAGTTAATGAATACATTACCAACAGGAAGCGCGGCGAGCCTTGGATGATTCCGGCGGAACAGTTTTCCGTTGAGCAGGTCAAGCCGCTCACGCTTGCCGATCTAGCGATTAATGACACTGTTCAGATAGATAAGAGGACAGTCGCTTCAATCCTTGGAGTGCCGCCGTTCGTTCTGGGAGTTGGTGAATACCATAAGGATGCATGGAATTCGTTTATCACAAATACGATCGGCCCGATAGCCAAGGGCATTCAACAAGAGTTGACGCGGAAGCTGCTTCTCTCCCCAAAGTGGTACTTCCGATTCAACATAGCTTCACTTATGGATTATGACCTTCAAACACTTGCTAACGTGTTTGGAGGTCTAAGTGATCGTGGTTTCGTCACAGGTAACGAAGTCAGAGATCGCATCGGAATGAGTCCGCTGGAAGGACTTGATGAGCTTAGAGTTTTAGAAAATTATATCCCGTATGATATGGCCGGACTGCAAAAGAAGCTAGTCCAGGGAGGTGAATAATGGATAGAGCATCGAGACAGGTTCGAAGCGCCGCTTCCAAGTTCGAAACTAGGGAAGACGGCAACGAGCTTAAAATTGAAGGCTATTTTGCTGTATTTAATTCAAATTACCAGATTTTTGATGACTTATCTGAGTCAGTCGCTCCGGGCGCTTTTGATGATACCTTGGGCGATGATATCAGAGCATTGATAAATCATGATTCGAGCTTAGTGCTCGGAAGGAACACAGCTCACACGCTTGATCTGCGACAGGACGAACACGGATTATGGGGCAGCATCACGATCAATCCGAACGATCAGGATGCCATGAACTTATACGCTAGAGTCCAGCGCGGAGATGTGGATCAGTGTTCTTTCGGATTCGACATCCTATCCGAGGATTACGATGTCCGCGAGGATGGATCCGTTCATTGGACTATCAGAAAAGTCAGATTGTACGAAGTCAGTGTATGCACATTCCCGGCATACGAAGAAACGAACGTCAAGGCAAGAAGCGCTCAGAGAGACGAGATCAAGAAAAGATCTCTTGAAGCGTGGAGAGCTCAGACGCTCAAGAAATTGAAAGGAGAATAAGATGGCACTTAAAGCGCTTATGCTCAGAAAAAAGATTGATGACAAGAAGAAAGAGCTCGAAGCTCTCAGAGCATCAAATGACTTTGATAAGAGAGAAGCAGAGCTTGAAGCTTCCATCAATGAAGCTGAGACAGACGAGGAAAAAGCAGCAGTCGAAGAAGAAGTTGCTAAATTTGAAGCTGAGAAAGCTGATTTTGAAGCAAAAGAAGGAGCTCTTGATGAAGAAGTAAGAAATCTTGAATCAGAGCTCGAAGAGGAAGAGAAAAAGCTGGAGACTCCGGTGCCCGAAGCTCCAAAGCCTGAAGAAGGCAGAAAGGACGATCACAGGATGGAGACAAGAAAATTTTTCAATATGTCTGCACAGGAAAGAGACGCTTTCTTCGCTAATGCCGAAGTTAAAGCATTCTTAGAGAGAGTTAGATCATTCAAGGGCCAGAAGAGAGATATTTCTGGCGCAGAGCTTTTGATTCCTACAGTTATGCTGGGAGTCATCCGCGAGAATATCCTTAGATATTCAAAGCTCCTTAGACACGTTAATCTTAGAGCTGTAGCCGGAAAAGCTCGTCAGACTGTTGCCGGAGCTATTCCTGAAGCTGTTTGGACAGAAGCTTGTGGCAAGCTCAACGAGCTTTCCCTTAACTTCTACGATCAGGAAGTTGACGGCTATAAGGTCGGCGGATTTATCCCTGTTTGTAACGCGCTTCTTGAGGATTCCGACATTAACCTTGCTGAAGAGATCATTTCAGCTCTTGGCCAGGCTATCGGATATGCTCTTGATAAGGCTATTCTGTACGGCACAGCTACTAAGATGCCTCTTGGCATTATGACAAGACTTGTGCAGACAGCGGCTCCAGCAGATTATCCGGCTACAAGAAGGCCTTGGGTTGATCTTCACACGACCAATATCAAGTCCATAGCTGCATCCGTAACAGGTACAGCTCTCTTTAAGCAGATAATCCTTGCTACAGGCGCAGCTAAAGGCAAATACAGTCGCGGCGAGAAGGTTTTCGTTATGAACGAGACCACATATTCTAAGGTCGTTGCTGAGTCTCTTGCTGTTAATGCAGCCGGAGCTATCGTTGCCGGAGTTGATGGCCGTATGCCTATCGTTGGCGGAATAATCGAAGTTCTTGATTTTGTTCCTGACAACGTAATTATCGGCGGCTATTTCGATCTCTATTTGCTTGCAGAGAGAGCCGGTACAGCTATATCTCAGTCCGAGCACGTTCAGTTCATCGAAGACAATACTGTATTCAAGGCGACAGCTCGCTATGATGGCACTCCTGTAATTGATGAGGCTTTCGTTGCTATCGGCATTGCTGGAACAACTCCCGATGCTCAGATGGACTTCGCAGAGGATACAGCTAATCCATGATAAGAGGGTGAGACGATGACAAATCTTGACATCTTGACGATGCTCAAGGCTAATCTTGAGATCGCTACAAACGTACATGATACATATCTTGGCCAGCTTATCGAAGTCGGCTATAAGCAGATAACCGAAGAGGGAATCAAGATCGAGAAGGAAGCTGCTCCTGAAGGAAGCGATTATTCTTATTCGATCGAAGATATCCAGGACGTTAATCTGATAGTCATGTATGCAGCATATCTATATCGCAAGAGAGCCGACGAAGGAGCTCCACAGATGCCGAGAATGCTTCGTTATGCTCTTAATAATCGTCTGTTTAGTCAAAAGATCCGGGAGGAATCTTAATGCTACTTGATTCGGGTATTCTTACGCTTTACAAGTTAATAAACACAGCCGAAAGCGGACGAATGCCCGACATGAAGCTTCAAAAGTATGAAAATGCTTACTTTGGCGAGCGTACAGTGGGATATAACAGACTGTACGCAGCCAAAGGAGTTAATCAACAGGTCGATAAGCTTGTCAGAATTTGGAGAAATGAAGATGTTGAAGCCGGAGATTATACGATTCTGGATAATCCGGTCGTTAAAGAATCGAAGCAATACCGAATCGATGCAGTGCAGCATCTTTACGACGACGATGGGCTTAAAGTCACAGATTTAACTCTAAGCAGATTGGAGAACTTCTATGATGTCATTAGTGAGTAAGCTTCAGATCATGGCTGCAGCGCTCGTTCCGCTGACGGATCATGTATATCATTATTGGCGTCCAAGGCCGAACGGGATAGATAGATATATTATCTGGGCCGAGGATACGGAAGATAACTCTTTTCATGCTGGCAATGTAAAGCTTGAACAGGCGATTCACGGAACGATTGATCTTTTTACAAAAGAAGAATTTGATCCGCTGATTGACGCAATCCAGGACAAGCTTAACAGCCTGGATAACGTATCATGGAGCCTTAATTCTTCTCAGTATGAAGACGATACGGGGCTGATCCACTATGAATGGGAGTGGAGGATGAGATAATGGCAAAGCTTACAGTCGGAAACGGATTATCTGAATATATAGCAGAGCTCCAACGTCTCCAGAACATAGACGATTATATCGAGCCCGTCATATATGAGGGGGTATCCGTAGTTAATAAGTCGACTGTCAAAGCTCTTAAGGATCTTCCGACAGATGATACGAAGGGACGAGTTGATAGAAGATCGGGAATCAGATCAATCGAAAAAGCCGGACTTCTAAAAGCTTATGGTATCTCCGAGATTCAGAACGAAAACGGATATATCAATAGAAAGATAGGTTTCGCAAATGGATACATCGAGAACGAAGCCACAGGATACAAAAAGCCCGTCGTTCTTGTTGCAAGATCTATTATCTCCGGAACGTCGTTCATGCCAAAAAACGACTTCATGACTAAGGCTTCCCGGGCAAGTAAGAGCGCCGCAGAGCAAGCAATGGCCAAGAAGTTGGACGAAGAAATAAATAAAATTATTGATTGAGCGCCGTATGGCGCTTTTTTCATGAGAAAGGAAGGAAGCCATGAAGATAAATCTTCAGTTTTTTGCCGCAGCCGGACGCGTTGCAACAGGCTTTTCAAAGCCGTATGTAGCGAAGTACATCGCAAGCGGCACAAGCGTTATCTATCAGGGCGCAAGACGACTTGCACGCGGAGTTAATGTCAACGTGCAGCCGGAGAGCTCCGATGATAACAATTTCTATGCAGACAATCAGGCCGCAGAGTCCGCTTCCGGATTATTCACAGGCGGCACTGTTGAGCTCGAAGTCGATGGACTCTTCACATCATCCTATAACTATATTATGGGTATAGAAGACGTGGCAGAAGGCTGGACAGCTGACGGCAACAATGCCGAAGTGCCTTACGTCGGAATCGGATTCATCGTTAGATGGATGAGCGCTGGAGTTACAAGCTATCAGCCCGTTGTGATTGCAAAGTGTAAATTCTCAGTTCCTGAAGAAGAAAGAGCAACTCAGGAAGATGAGATCGACTGGCAGACAACAACACTTTCAGCTGCTATGATGCGCGACGATACCACTGCGGAAGCTTGGAGATATCGCGGAGCTGATTTCGCAACAGAAGCAGAAGCCGAAGCTGCTCTTGTTGAGAGACTTGGAGGCACAGAACCGACTCAGATCGCAACTCTTACAGCTCTTTCAATTGCCGGAATCACTCTCGATCCTGTATTTGCACCTGAAACTCTTAACTACACAGGCGCAACAACAGACGAGACTTCCGTCGTAACCGCAACAAGCGACGATACAGATGTCGTTATTACTGCGACTCTGAACGGAACTGCAGCAGATCTTTCATCTGCTCTTACATGGGTTACAGGCGCTAACCTTTTGGCTATCACAGCGGCCAAAGAAGGCGCAGAGAGCTCTGTATATTCAATCGTTATCACAAAGTCCACAGAATGATGAAGCTGGGGGCCGTCTTCGGGCGGCTCCCATTATTTTGAAGAACAGGGGAGAAAACAATGATTATACACGGAAAAGAATACAAATTTCTTTACACAGTTAGAGCATCAATTGAAATCGCGCAAGATCTCGATGGTCATTCAATGTCTTCAATTAGCAGAGTCTTCAAGACAGGAGATCAGATCAAGTCAATGGAGCTGATAAGCAGAATGGCCGTCGCTATGAATAGAGCTTATCTCAAGGCTAAAGCCTTCGAAGATGGCACAAAATTCGAAGAAGCGGACGTATTGACAAGAGATATAATCGACAATCTTACTTTCGACCTGGAACAGGAGCTTGAAAATGAGCTAATGCTGGCCATGTCATCAGGGAACAAGACACAGATCGAGACGACTCCGGAAAAGGGATCCAAAGGATCAAAAAAAAATCCGCCAAAATCGACTTAAATGAGCCGTGGCTGCTTTTTTACGGCTATAAAATCGGAATGAGCCGAGAAGAGATCCTGAACACGCGTTTCGGGCTATTTCTTGACCTTATCTCATGCCTGGGAGTGTTCAACGGCGGCTCAAAATTGAAGAAAACAAAGAAAAAGATGTCTTTCGAAGAAGCTATCGAGTTGAGGTGATGATATGGCTGTTAACATAGGGCCAAAAATCGGCATAGACGGCGAAGCCGAATATAGAAAACAAATAAATAATATAATCACGTCAACAAAGACGCTCAACGCGGAGATGAAGGCGCTCAAAAGCTCTTTTGATTCCGAAGGGAAGTCGATAGAGCAGAATAATCGGCAGCGCGATATTCTTAATCAGCAGATTAAGCTCCAAGAAGAGCGCGTGGCTGCTTGCTCGAAGATGCTCGAAGAGTCCAAAGCTAAATTTGGAGAGAATTCGACTCAGACAGACAAATGGAGACAGGCGCTTGCTAATGCTCAGACGGATCTCAATAATTTTAACCGCGAGCTGGATGAGCTGCCGTCATCCTTGGAGCTTGTAGGCTCAAAAATGAAGTCTGTTGGTGACGGAATCTCCAACGTTGGAAGCAAGATTGCTTCTTTTGGCTCCACAATGACTAAGAACGTCACAACTCCGATAGTTGGAGCTTTTACGCTCTCTGCCAAATCTGCTATAGATTGGGAGTCAGCTTTCACCGGAGTTATGAAGACTGTTGATGAAACGGCCACAACTTCTTACGAAGATCTCAGCGCGTCCATCATGAAGATGGCGACAGAGACAGCATCTTCGAAGGAAGATATAGCCGGAGTTGCTGAAGCCGCCGGACAGCTTGGCGTATCTGCAGATGATATCGAAAATTTTACCCGAACGATGGTCATGCTTGGAGATACGACTAACTTATCCGCGGATGAAGCAGCCACAGCTCTGGCAAGATTCACTAATATAACAGGAACAGGCAACGAGAATGTTGACAGACTCGGATCGACGATCGTTGCTCTTGGAAATAACTTCGCGACAACAGAATCAGAAATCACAGAGATGGCCACAAGGCTGGCATCCGCTGGAACGATTGCCGGATTATCTGAAACGGATATTCTGGCGCTATCCGCGGCTATGTCTTCTGTTGGTATACAAGCAGAAGCCGGAGGCACTGCCATGACGCAGACTCTGACTTCAATCAATACGGCTGTTGCCGATTTTGCGGACGGAGCGACAGAAGATCTTGAAGTTATAGCAAGCGTGGCCGGAGTGTCCGCGCAGAGCTTTGCGGATACATGGAATGCTAATCCCGTGGCAGCTTTACAGCTCTTTATTCAAGGTCTCGGAAACGTCAAGGATGAAGGCGGTAATGTAGCCGCTGCGCTCGATGAAATGGGAATGAGCGGAGTCCGTCAGAGTAATATGCTTCAATCCTTGGCTCTTGCTTCTGATATGCTCGGACAAGCTGTTGATACATCTTCCAAGGCATATGAAGAGAACAATGCTCTCGTTGCTGAAGCCGAAAAGCGCTATCAGACAATGGACGCGAAGCTTTCTCAGACTAAAGAACAGGTCGGAAATCTGGCCGTATCTTTTGGCGAGATCTTACTTCCGTATATCTCGCAAGGATTGACGATAATCCAGGGCTTAGCTGACAAGTTCATGAGCCTGGATCAGTCCGAACAGGAGCAGATAATTAAAATGGCTGCTCTTGCTGCAGCTATCGGGCCGATTTTGCTCGGCGGCGGAAAGCTTATAGTCGGGATCGGTAATTTGATCTCAGCTGGAGGCACAATCGCCACTTTCATGGGCGGAACACTTATCCCGGCATTGACTACAGCCGGGACATTCATAACCGGGACAATGGTTCCGGCAATAGCGTCTTTTGCTGCCGGATTTGCTCCGCTGATAGTTGCTGCAGCTCCTTGGATAGCGGCCGGAGCTGCAATAGTTGCAGCCGGAGTCCTGATATATAAGAATTGGGATGAAATCAAGGAAAAAGCCGGAGAGCTTGGTGATTGGATCGGGGAGAAGTGGGACGAAATTAAATCCACTGTATCAGAGACATGGGACGGGCTCAAGGCTGGAGCTTCGGAAGCTTGGTCAAATATGAAGGCGAGCGTTTCAAGCAGTGCTAGCCAGATAAAGGCGGATGCTTCGAATGCCTGGAACAATCTCAAGACAGGCGCTTCGGATACTTGGAACAATATCAAGACGGGTGCAGCTTCTTGGGGATCCGGAATGATATCTTCCATGTCATCAACATGGTCAAGCATGAAGAGCAGCTTCACAAGCGGATTTAATACGCTTAAATCGAGCGCTTCGACAGGGCTCTCTCACGTTGCAACGACTTTTAGCACCAAGTGGAGCACGATCAAGTCAAATATGAGCTCAACATGGTCAAATATAAGCTCGAACGCGCAGACAGCGCTCAGCAACTTGAATAGCACAATCTCAAGCAAGGCTACAACGATCGGAACGAGCATTAAGAACGGACTCAGCAGCGGAGTTAATTATGTTAGAAATCTTCCATCCAACTTCTTTAGCTGGGGCTCCGAGATGATCTCGAATCTGGCCAACGGAATTAGGAATAAGGTTAGTCAGGTCGGAAGCGCAGTCAAGAGCGTAGCCGATGCGATTTCAAGTTATCTTCACTTCAGTGAACCTGATGTTGGCCCTCTTTCAGATGCGAATTCTTGGATGCCTGACTTTATGGATCAAATGGCAGCCGGTATTGAAGCTGGAAGATCTAAGATCCAGCAAGCCATGAACTCGGTTGCTACGGATATTGCTGCACCGCTTAATTCAAATATAAACAATACTACGCTGAATTATGGCGGTAATTCAATTGTAGTTAATGCAGCTCCCGGAATGAATGTCGAAGAGATCGCTGATGCAGTCCAGGAACGAATCAATGACGAAGTAGAGGCTAAGGAGCACGCTTATGCGTAATTATTTGATTTTTAATCATACGAATATAGCCGACTTCGGAGTATACATCTCCGGATCAGGAACGTTCACAGCTCCCAAAAGAGATATCGAGACTGTGAGCGTCCCCGGAAGATCCGGAGATCTAACAATGGATAACGGGCGCTACAACAATATAACGATCTCGTATCCATGCTTTATTTACAGGAATTTCGCAAAAGATTTTGATGATTTCAGGGCTTTCCTGATGTCGAATGTCGGTTATAAGAGGCTAGAAGATACATATCATCCGGAAGAATTCCGAATGGGATTTGTAGCTTCAAATCTTGATCCTAAAGTCGGCACGCTTAACAGGTCAGGAGAATTTGATCTTGACTTTGAGTGTATGCCGCAGCGCTTCCTTCGCCTGGGCGAAGAAACAATATCTTTTGAAGAGGACGCAACAATCGTTAATCCGACAAATTACGAAGCTGCTCCGCTTATAAGGGTATACGGGAACGGAGTTCTTGGAATTGGTAATAATACAATTACTATATCTGACGTTAATGATTATGTTGATATAGATTGTGATATCCAAGATGCATACTATGGATCATTTAATTACAACAGTCATATAACGCTTAATTCTGGCGCTTTTCCGAAACTTGAGCCAGGGGAAAACGGAATCTCTATCGGTTCCGGCATAACAAGAATTGATATAAAACCGAGGTGGTGGACGCTATGATCCCGATTCTTTTTTCTGCAGATGCAACTTCATTCAATAATAACGGACTTGGAGCTCTTGCAGATTGTACTTCTTGCAAGGTCACAGAAAAAAGAAACGGCGAATATATATTGACGATGCAATATCCTTTAGATGGGATACATTTTAAGGATATACAAAAAAGCTGCATTATTTGGGTAAAGCCTTCTGACGGAGCTAATAATCAGGCTTTCAGAATCTATAAGACAAAAAAGCCTATAAATGGAATAGTCACAATTGAAGCAGAGCACATATCTTATCAGCTCTCTATGATTCCGACAATGCCATTTACAGCCGAATCAGCTTCGGCAGCTCTTCAGGGCCTTAAGACTAACGCAGCGGAGCCTTGCCCGTTTTTCTTCTATACAGATAAACAGACGATCGCCACATATACACAGGAGCAGCCAGCATCGATAAGAAGCAGACTCGGCGGAGTATCCGGTTCAATTCTTGATGTATACGGCGGCGAGTACGAATTTGATAATTACGATGTCCATTTATGGGCCAACAGAGGATCCGATAAGGGCGTAACGATTCGATACGGCAAGAATCTGATCGATCTAAAACAGGAAGAAAACATCCAGAACGTAGTGACCGGAGTAGTTCCGTTTTTTGCAAATGAAGAAACGCTTGTCACTCTTCCGGAGAAGGTTGTCGAGTCCGAATATGTTGATCTTTATCCTTATCCGAGGACAGTGATTCTGGATCTATCATCGGAATGGACGGACGAAGTGCCGACTGTGGAACAGCTCCGCCAGAGAGCTCAAAAATATATCGAAGATAATGATATAGGTATTCCGAAGGTAAGCATTGACGTGTCATTCATAGCTTTATGGCAGACCGAAGAATATAAGGATATAGCTCCGCTCGAACGCGTAAATCTGTGTGATACAGTCACAATCAAATTTGAAAAGCTTGGAATTGAGGCAAAAGCGAAGGTTATATCAACAGAATACGATGTACTTCGCGAGAGATACACGAAGATCGAAGTCGGAGATGCCAAGTCGACGCTTGCGACTACTATAGTCAATATAGATTCGACTACAAATACAAAGATCCAGACAGCCACTTCCTTCCTTCAGAAAGCTATCGTTCATGCGACAGACATGATAACAGGCGGCTTGGGCGGATATGTATACCTTAAGCCCAACGCGGACGGATATCCGGAAGAAATTCTTATAATGGATTCCCCGGATATTGAAACAGCTGTTAATATCTGGAGATGGAACAAGAACGGACTTGGATTCTCTTCAACAGGCTATACCGGTCAATATGGAACGGCTATAACGTCGGATGGAAAAATTGTTGCTGATTATATCACAGCCGGAACATTAAACGGCGATTTGATCCAGGCTGGCACAGTTAATGCGAATGCGCTATCTGCTGAAGCGATGGAAGATCTTCAATTAACACATGATTACCTTCCAAGTAACAAATTCAGCAACAGATCGCTATGGAATACGCGCTTTGGCGATAAAGTATACTTCGAAACAATCGAAGGTAAAACATATCTTGTATTAGACGGAACGGAATTATCAAGTTTTAGCGATATAGCATGGGCCCGTATAGCCACTAACGCTGTTGGAAATATCAATTTTAACGTTTACGTAAAATATCATGTCGATAGATCTGTCGCGATATCGACACAGCGATTTTACCATGTTACATATTATAACAGCGCTCAGGAATCAGGATGGATTAATTGGTGGAATCTATCGGCTCAGACATTAGATACAGATCGGGATTATACGTGGAATCAAAATATTAACATTTCAAACATTGATAGCTCTATGGAGAGTACAATGTTTGGATTGTATTTTATTCCAGGAGCGAAATTGTATCTTGAGGAGCTAGAAATCACATCATTATCCGGAACGTATGTATCAGCCGGTATGACATTTACTTCCGCAGGACTTAAGATCGTTACACAAGAGATCGAAGGGTATGGCGAACATAGTTATATCCCATATGACGCGATGGCTAATGTTGACCGATGGAAGATTGTAAAAGCTTTAGAGACTGATAATCCGACTGTATCTCATGAAACGATTACAGTAGACGGAACATCATACGATGCAATCGTCATAGATGGATCAAATGTTTCGCCAAATTACGAGAGTGGAACATATGCATATCTTGAAACGGATATCATAGGATCCCCATCGATCAATTGCAAATATCACTATCAAGCGAATATTGACATAGCTCCAGCAACTTTCACGATAATTGGGTACGCAAACGGAGAATCGTCGAGCGGTCAAGTAGAGCAGATTTTCTATAATTTTGTTGATGCTCCGAATGTGATAGTTGCAGGAACAGATTACACATACGACCAGACATCTACTCCATCCTTGAGCATAGATTATTATCGCAAAAAAGCCCGGATGTGTTTTATGTTTCATTCTGGAGCTAAGCTATACATTTATGGGCTTAGTATGACAAGCCCTGGGAATTCATACAAAAAAGCGAGCTTGTCATATACTGCAGATGGACTTGATTCAGTTGTGCAGAATGGATCTGTTATATCCTCGATTAATCAAAGTGCGGAAGCTGTCACAATTGAAGCGCGTAAGTTAAATCTTACAGGAGATTTGACATTAAAGGGGCAATTCACTGCCATTGATCCAACTGATACAAGTAATTATGTTGATATGCTTCATGGTGAGATTGCTGTCATTAATCAAGGTGAAACAATATTCACGATCGATGCTAATCCGCTCATCGGATCGAAAGCTGGAATATTCTTCGGAAATCCGGAAGATACATCGGAGCTGTATTCGCATACACACCTTGATAATGAACAGGTATCAACACCTGGATTAATGGGCTATAGCACAGGAGATCATCAAAGCGATCTTAGTGACGTAGATACGTCGCTTGTAAGCGAGGGAACAGCTCGCTTCTATGGTGGAATATCCGTATCTTCTGATCCTACGCAAACGAGCGGAGTAACAATTATTAACAGCTTTAGAAATGCGACTCAATTTTTTGGAAATGTATATAATAGCTCCGGCGGAACACAATTCGTATCTGATAGACGTAAGAAGCGAAATATAGTAGATCTTGCAGTTAAAAGAGCAAGGTCTTTTATTATGGCCCTGAAACCCGTCAAATACAAATTTACGAAAGATATTTCGACATCTGATCGTTATCATCACGGATTTATCGCTCAGGACGTAAAAAAGGCAATGCCGGAAGATTGGGGACTGTATTGTGTTAATAAAGAAAATGACTTCATTGGCCTTAGATACGACGAATTCATAGCGGATATGATAGCAGTAATCCAGGATCACGAAAGAAGAATCCAGAATCTTGAGGACGAGCTTAAAAGGAGCAAAAAATGATAACTCAATCAATTAACCTTAATTTGATTCCAGGCGGAGTCTTGCCGCGGTTTAATGTCAGTCAATACGACAAGGGCTCAAGGGTTCTGCAGTTTAATCTTTTTTCCGGATCTTTTCCGTTTGAGGTCCCGGATGGGAGCACTGTAACAATCCAGGGAACAAAAAAAGATATGACCGGCTTCCAATATCCGTGCACATATCAAGGCAGCCTTGTCGTGTCGGATCTTTACGATCAAATGACAGTTCTCGCCGGAGAAGTGACCACAGAGCTCGTAATTACCGACACAAACCTTAACATCCTTGGAACGTGTAATTTTATCATTGATGTAGAACAGGCTGCACTCTCTAAGGATATCCCGATTTCAGAGACGGAGCTTCCACTTCTCCAGGAAGCAGTCCGGGCGGCGAACGAAGCTAAGGCAAGTGCGGAAGCAGCCGAAGATGACGCGAAAGATGCAGAAGCTTGGGCAAATGGTACAAGAGGCGGAGTCCCTGTCGAGCCTTCTGATCCTACATACCAAAAAAATGCAAAATATTATGTTGATAATTGCATTGGAATGATAACAGATGCTCAATGGGCAGAAATTGAATCAATATTATCTACTTAAGGAAGGGAGAAGAAAATGATTACTTATGATGTCAATAAGCAGATCGGAAACGAAGCGGAGCTTGCATTCAAGGGCTTAGCAGCGGACACAAAGCCAACAGGAACATATGACGGCTATGATCTCATGAACGGATCTTCGTTCTTTGAGATGGATACACAGGATGTATATTTCTACAATGGCGCTACTGATTCATGGCTCGCGCAGCCATAAGGAAAGGAGCATAAGATGAAAGACGTTGAAATCATTGGAATGCTCAAAAGCTATGTATCTAAGTCGCTTGTAGGCATGGGAGCACTTAAAGGCGCAAATTGTCAGATTGAGAGCATCGCAGAAGTCACAGGCGGACAAAAGATTACTTTTTTATGGATTGATACCAATAATGTGAGCCACAGAAGCGAGCTGACAGTGCCAAACGGGGCCGACGGGGTAGGTATAGCAAATATTGAAAAAACCTCCACGGCCGGACTCGTAGACACATATACGATAACGCTTACAAATTCAAACACATATACGTTTGAAGTCACCAACGGCGCGAAGGGCGATCCTGGAGATGATGGATTTTCTCCTACAATTGTCGAAGATCCTGACAATACAAACGAAATATATAAGCTCGATATAACGACCAAAGAAGGCTCATTTGTGACTCCGAATCTTAAAGGTGGAATTGACTCGATAAGTGTCAATGGAGTGGCTCAGACAATTTCAAACAAGTCCGTTAATCTTGATGTTGCCAGCAATCTCATAACAGAGGAACAATGGACGCAGATTCAGGCGCTTCTTGTATAAGGGGGTATAGAATGAAGACAATAGTTCAGCTTGTCAAAGAGCAAAAAGAATATTTCTTAGAAAAAGATACAGCCGCAAAACAGGCTGTCGAGGCTAATATAGCGCCTGTCGAAGCAGATGCTTCTTCCGCTTCAAGAGCTTATGTGGTAGGAGAGCAGCTCTTCTTGAATGATGTGCTTTATGATGTCACATCTCCAATATCAGTCGGAGACGCTATAGTTGTAGGTACCAATATCACAGCAGCAAATAAGCTCTCTGCTGATATTAAGAGCAAAATAGATGATCTTTATTCGAAAAATCAGACTTTAACGAACCAAATTGAAGATGCCTATGAAGTAATGGGGCAGAATGGGGCAAAGAATGTCTTTAATCCAAATGACAAAGTTAGTAATGATTATGTCACTATAACAGATACAAATGGTGACGGTTCATCATTACGAATATATACACCTAGCGCAAAGAATTGGCAGAGTGGTACTTTTATTGTAAATGTAAAGCCTAACACAGATTATAGAGTAACAGGACAAGTCGCTTATACGTCTGGAGTGGGTAGAGTTATTGTAAGCACGACAGGCGGTACTACGATTGCAGTCAGTGAAGATTTTACCCAAAATACTGATATTAGTTTTACTTTCAACAGTGGAAACAATACACAAGTTCAGTTTGCTCTTGGTGTTACTAAAGGCACTGTAGAAGTCGGAGATATTACATATAACTATGTAATGATAAAAGACGCTAGAGACACCGACCCAACATACCAGCTATATGCCGAGACCAATCAGCAACTCACAAAGGACACCACAGCACTTCTTGATAACTTAGAAGTAAATGGGGCTGTGAATATGTTTGATAACATACTCACATCACAAGTTATTAATGGTATTACCTACACAGTAAATGACGATGGGAGTGTAACTTGTAACGGAACAGCCACAGCAAATGGTGGTGTAATGCTTGGTGGTATTGCTGTTAAAAGTGGAAAAGCATATAAGATTAGTGGTTGCCCTAGTGGTGGGGATAGTGATAATTCTTATGCACTTATAGTAAGAACAACAAACAGTACAAGCGCATCTGTTATTGGAAGTGATATTGGTAATGGCTTCATTTATACACCAACAAGTGATACCACAGTTTATTTACAGATAAGATTTGCGAGCGGACAGACAACAAACAATCTCACCTTCAAGCCTATGATAACAGTATCATCTTACAATGGTGATTATGTACCTTATGCTAAGACTAATAAGGAATTGACGGATGAACTAGCTATTGACAGCACTAGCGTAACTAATAATGGTGTAACTGCAACGTTTTCCAAATGGGGCAAAGTTGCTACTATTTTTTTAACAGGTGCATTTACCGAAGGTGTTGCAACAGATGGATTAGTTTTAACTATTCCTAGCGGATTTAGGCCAAAAAACACTGTTGTTAGTATGAAAACCACAAATGAGTTAGCATCTTCATCAAAAGAAGCATTGCTTTATTTGGCAAATAGCGGTAATCTCACAATCGCATATCCTGGATCTGCGGCAGGCGATGGAATTCGTGGTGCATTTACATACATTACAGATTAAGCCTATGAAGCGCCTTATATTTCTACTATCCCTTATCCTTTGCTTGTCTTTTCCTATCACAGTACAGGCTAAGACCTATGATATACAATCAGTAAACTTTACAACCCTATCAACACAAGACATGGAAGATACCATTCAATCCTTAGCTACTAAGATAGCTAGGGATTGTGGTATACCTTATGAGATCCATACATCATGTTTTGATTGGCAAGAATGGCATATCTTAGCTTATAATAATCTCATAATCTATCCTGATTATGGTACTACTATTTGTATAAACCTATCAGGCTTCAGAGATACAACAGAAGCAGACTATAGAGGTTGTACGGTCGAATATCTTTTAGTGCATACTTTAGCGCACGAGATTAGACATTCTTACCAATATTATCATCAAAACGATGATTCTGATTATGGTAGAGCATGTAAGCAAGGTTTTATTGACTACAAATCATATAACGGAGATAGTACAAGTTACTATTTACAATTTATTGAGGCGGATGCCGAAGAGTTCGCTTCTCAATATGCAGATGAATATTTTAAGTTAGTTCGTTAAAGGAGAATTAAGCGAACTAACTTAAAACGAAAAAATATAATCAGCATGGATATTTTTTGATCTGGGGGATATGAAGCGGATATCGTGATTGAGTCCGAGATAATGCCAACTTGCAAGATATCTTTTGGAAATTTTTAGACTTCATGCATAAATCGAGAGCCGCAGAAATGCGGCTCTTTTCGTTAAGGGGGATTATATGATCGGAATAATCGCTAGTATTATTTCAGCTGCAATAAGTGGAGCTCTGGCGATCCTTATGAAGAATATCAACGACGACGCCAGGGAATATCGGAAGCAACGCTCTAAAGCCGAAGAAGAGCTTAAAGAAAAACAAGCTGCTAATCTGGTCAAAGAAGAGAGTGCTCTTCTGGCCATCATGAGAACTATGTTAAAAGAGAACGCGGACAGATGCTTTGAAAAAGGATTCTATAGCGTGGAAGAGCGTGAAATCTATTCATCTCTTTATAAAGCTTATAAATCTTATGGAGGTAATGGAGTTATAGACGAAATGGCTAATCGTCTCAGGCCGTTACCTTATGAACCATCTGAAGACAAGATCTCTAAGAGAAGGAAAACAGATAAAAACGAATGAAGATCCTGAATAGAATCAGGAAGAAGGGAGTCAAGGATGAAGAAGGAAGATTTTATCAGGAAGATTACATCAAGAAAATTTGCAAGCGCCTTACTTGCTTTTATTACGGCTGTATTGATCGCCTTCAATATGCCGGAGAATCAGATAGCTCAGATTGTGGCTATAATCGGCTCTTTTCT